AAGCTTTAAATAATTGTTTAGATACTTTTTTTAATGTTCTTGCCATATTATATTCTTGTTGTTGTTTTTTAAATACAAATAATGTTTGATTATTCATAACACACCTCCTAATTAAAGTTAGTGCGTTTCTTCGATACCTACTTCCAACTCAATGAGTCAAACGATTATTTCTTTTTTCTTTTTTTAAATGTTGCTACATTTCTAGGTTTACCACCTGGATTACCTGCAGCTCTTTTTCTTTTGACAGCACTCCTTATTTGTGATTTAGTCATTCTATTTGCAGTAGCTCTAGGTACACATTTAGGATATTTTCTTTTACTTGTTTTAGCAGATTTTCTACCACAAGCTTGAAACTTTCCTTTTTTCTTTTTAGCACCTATATCTACCCAGTCACCTTTAGGTCCTTTACCAAACCAAGCAGTAAGACCACCTGTAGGTTTAGGCATAGCCACCACCACGTTTTTTATAAGTACGTACCAACCATCCATTAGCATATGCACTTGGATAAACTTTAAACTTACGTTTAGCTTCTGCTTTTACTCTTGCATATAATGCAGGATTAGTTGGTCTTGCACCTTTTTTCTTTTTAGTTTTTTTCTTAGCAGCCATTATTTTTTCTTCTTTTTCTTAACTGTTTTCTTCTTTTTACCTCTACCTAATAAAGGTACTTTACCACCTTTAGCCATATATTTAGAACCTTTAGCCATGTACTTTGTACCTTTAGCCATATACTTAGTTTTTTTCATTAGTTTTCTCCTTGTATAAATTATTAAATGTTACATCTGGATCTGTATAACTATCATGTATTTCTGCAGAATGTATATATTGACTTGGTGCAAAATCTGGTGCACCTTCACCAGCAACCCATAATGCAGGATTAGTTACTCGAACTCTATTATTAGGTAGTGCTACAATATTACCAGTCCATTGACCAGCATCTGTTAATTGTAAAACATGACTTTGTTTATGTTGTGCAGGGTCATCACTTATATAACTATCTGTATAATCAACTGTAAACATATATCTACCTTTATAAAAATCTCCACCTATTTTACAATACCAAGGACTAGAACTTATTCTATCCATCACTATTATTGAGTGACCTCTTGAAGAACAATCCCAAGGTTGAGCTAAATGTGTATCCATCCTATCTGGCATTTGTTCTAATACTTCATCAGCTATTAAAGCTGTTATTGGTAGACGTGCCCACATTGCACCACCTACAGTATTGTCTTCTTCTTGTATACCAGTAAATACAACTTGAAAACTTAGACATCTGTCTGGTATTGTATTTACTGCAATCGCTAAACCATGTAAATGTTCACCATGATATTTTATATGGTTATGCGTAAACTCTTTTCTTACCCAACATTTGAAATGTGGAATATTGCTTATTAGATATGACAATTAACACCTCCATCTTCTCCTTGCTTGTCTTAATCTTGAATTAGGATTTTTGGCTGCTTTAGGAAACTTTTTCATTTGTCCTGCAGATCTAGCACAAAAACTCTTTCTTCTTTTAGCTCTCTTTCCTGTTGGGTTTTTTTCCGTCACAGCAGTTTTTAATTTGCTGCCTGGATTCTGTCTTCTATATTTAGCAACACCTGCTGCTGTTAGTCCTGCACCACTTTTGGTAGGTCTTTTATGACCACCACCAATAGTCATGCCTTTCATTCCTAGTCCTTTTCTTTTTCTTTTTTTAACCACTTACTGCTCCATAACCTCTTAATGCTTTACCAACACCTCTAGGTTTTTGTTGTTTCTTTTTATTCTTTTTCTTATTTTTAATTATTTTAGGTATAAACTTTTTCTTTTTAGTTAGTCCTGCTAAACCACCTTTAGCTAAATTTCTTCTTCTTCTTAAAATATCTGCATATAATCTTAGTATTTCATTACCTACATAACTTTGAGGATCTTCTAAAAGACTACTTATATTACGTTGTACAGAAGGAGGTCCTTGACGTGCAGTGCTAGGACTAAACTCTGTAGGAAAATCTTGTCTTGTAGTTCCTCTAGTAAACTGAGTTGTTGAATAATTTGGTTCCATACTATATCTAATACCAGCTTCTTCATCTGTTAATCCTAAATAAGGTTGTCCTCTTTTAGCAGGACCAGTATCAACTCTAGTTGGAGTTGTCATAGGACTACCTGGATCTTCTCTAATCATAGCATCTAAAACAGCATCCTCTGCAATTTCTTCAGCAGTTCTTGAAGGAAGTCTTTTATCAACAGCAGCATAAGCTTGTCTATATATTTGTGTAGCTCTTTCTATTGTTAATTGATCTTCTTGTGATAATCTATTAAACTCAGTTGGTGTATAATTAAATTTTAAAAATGGTTTTACTTCTGCTTTACTTTCTCCAGAAGCACCTATACTTTTCATTAAAGACTTTGATTCTAATCTTCTTAATAAATCTGGAACATTAGCTGTTTCAAACTCTTGTCCTGTTTGAGTATATAAAGCTTCTACTTCTGAATCTAAAGGATTATATTCTCCACGAACTCTAGCTACTCTTTCTTTAAGAGTATCTTCACTAACTTCTCTTGTTGCTTTTTGTGCTAATCTACCTGTTTTAGGATCTACAGTAATAGGTGTTGTATATCTACTTGTAGAAGCACCTCCTACTGATCCTATAGGTTCAGATAAAACATCTATAATTTCTTGTCTTAGTTTTCCTTCAGGACTTTGTAAATCAGCAATAGCATTTAATGTATAGGTTAATAAATCACTTCTTTTTACAGTTAAGTCACCTTTAGTTTTATCTTTTTGTAAAGCTTTAATTAATTTTTGAACTGATTCATCTTGTTTACCTACACGTTGAAATTGAGCAGGATTTTGTATTAAACTATAAACTCTTTGTGCTTCTCTTAATTTTTCTAATCTAGGATCAGGTTCTTGTGTAGATACTCTTCGTAATGCACCTTCAGGTCTAGGATCTAATTCTAATTGTAAAGGTTTTCTACCTTTTTTAGTTAAAATATTAAAATCAGAAGATTCAAAAAAGTTAGCTAACTCATCTTTAAGACTTACACCACCTTCTACCTGTTCCCAGTTTTTAGAATTTTTTGCACTAAATTTTTTATATGATCCTACAGGAGCTTTAAATTTTTTAGACATTTTTTCATCTTTAATAAAAAATCCTGTCTTTCTATCTGCAAAATCTTTAAAATATTTTTTTAATGCTTCATTGCTTTTTTTATTTTGTTTTGTTGTAGTTGCATCTATTGTAGGTATTAATTCTTTATTTACAAACTTTTCAAATTCATTCTTTTTAAATTGTGGACCACCTAAACTTTTTAATGTAACTTCTTTTCCTTTTTCAAGATCAAACTTTGCCATTCTTTTTCTAGCTTCTGCTGTAGCAGCTTTACTAGTCATACCTGTTCTTTGTCTAATTATATTAGCTAAATCTATAGAAGACATAAATCTTCTTTTACCTGTCTTATCTAAAAATGTTGCTCTTATAATATCTTCATCAGGTTTATCATAACCCATAGCTCCTGTACCAACACCAGCTAAATCTATACGATCTTCTTCTTTAGTAACACCTTTAGGTTTTTTACTTAACTCATCTATAACTTCAGCTTTAGCTTTTAATCTACCAGTTCTATCTCTTTGTTCTATTTTACCAATAGCACTTTCTTCATCAGCTTTACCACCACGTATGCTTTTATCTGTATAATATTTAGGATTATCTCTAAGTTCTTCAAACTTTTCAATAACAGCATCTCCTGCTTTAGCTAACATTCTTTGTAGTGTTTTTGGTTTTAATCTTAGCACTATTTTTTACCTTTTTTCTTTTTGTTCTTTTTTTTAACTTTTTTATTTTGTAATCTTTTAGTTAATTGCATTCTAATACTTGACCTACCTATTGGCATTAATTACTCCCTTTAACTAAAACATTAGGACCACCACTTGGATTGTGTGCAGTCTCCATATTATCCTGTCTTGATCTTCTTGCTTGATTACGTAATCCTTCTACAGCATTTACATAATCACCTTGGTATAATTGTACACCATTAGGATTTTTCATAAATCTATTTGCTTCCATCATACATGCATAAAATAATGCATCATAACAAAACTCACTAAAATAATTAGATGTAGTTACACTTGTACCTGTAGCACTAGCTAAACCTATTGGTCTACGTACATAAGATATTTCTCCTGATAATGCAGATGCAGGAGTAGGTACTATATATAAAGATGTTTGATTTTTTCTTGCGTAATATCTAGGAGTACCTGTAGATGTACTTGCATGAGGAAAGTAATCTATAGCATACTCATAGGGTCTTTGTAGAAGAGTAGTTATATTAGAAGAAGCACTTGTTTTATAATTTACACTTTGTACTATTCTAGTATCAGCTGGTAAACTAACAACAGGATTAGATGCTGTAAAAGAAAAAGAGCTAAACTCAGTTAGCCCTACATCATCTAAATCTTTTGTTAAACGTATTTCAGCTTTTTCAATAAAGTAAGGAATATGTTCTTCAAACTCTGAAGAATCATTCTCACTTGTATTTATTATATCAGTCTTTAGGAAAGCATAATTAGGCATTATGTTATCCTACAAATAAAGTAACACCACCACCATTAGGACATGATACACTTATTGTAGCATTAAACCTAACACCTTGGTCACCTATATAAATATCTGCCATGCCACTTGCAGGAACTTGAAATTTAATTTTATCTCCTGTACTATCTGATAATGCAAATGTAATTACAGACGCATCAGATGAGTTCTATGCTAATAACGGTAAACTATCTCCTGAGACAATACAAAAGTTTCAAGGCATGTCTAGTTCCGATTTAGTTAATGCTTATCTTGAAGTAACTAAGAGCCCTGATTGGCAGGCAGCACCTCCAGCTCAGGTTCAAGATGTTACAGAGAGTCAGATTAATGAAGTTAAAAACTTTGCAGGCGGAGAACAAGAGTACACAAACATGGTACAATGGGCAGGGCAGAACTTAGATGCACAAGCTATCAAAGCTTTTGATGATATCGTAGCATCTGGTAGCATAGAAACCATCAAGTTCGCTGTGTCTGGATTGAAGTCACAGTATCTAAATGCAGTAGGATATGAAGGAAAGATGGTACAAGGAAAAGCAGCAAAAGAAACAGGAGATGTTTTCCGTAGTCAAGCAGAGCTCGTCCGAGCAATGAGTGACCGGAGGTATGATAGCGACCCAGCCTACAGGCAAGATGTTATCGAAAAACTAGAACGATCAGACAATTTGGAGTTTTAAAAATGCCCATGGGAAAAGGTACTTACGGAAGTAAGAAAGGTAGACCACCTAAGAAACAGTCAAAGGGACTAGCCGCACTCGCAGCAAAAAGGCCAAAAGTTGCGGCTGCAATCATGAAAAATAAGAGGAAGAAATAATGGCACATCCTCCGGGAGAACTACCACCATATAAAAAACCTAATAAACCTAATAGCCCTTACGAGCCTTATAAATCTCCGATTCCATCAAGGGATGACAGGCTAGCTAAGATGAGAAAGAGGACTAATAACAATGTCAACGAAGCGTAACAATTTAAAAATTGCTAACTTAACACCAAAAGATTTTACCCCACCACCTATTAGATACTTACCTCATATAAAAATACCTAGTATTAAAGAGGCTGAGATGAAACACTTTAAAAACTTTTTAGAAAGCACAGGAATGAAGTGGGATATTTCTAAGAACAAGAAGCGTTCATCTATGAAGGTAGCTAGCTTGGCTGATGGTCAGCCTGACTCATCTATTATGAATTATGTAACTGAAAAAGGTTTCTTTTTAGATGGTCAAGGAGGATCTTATATGCAACAAGGCGGTAAGTTCTATGATGCTGGAGAGTATAATCCTGACGTACACGGATTACCTGTACCTCTTGTAAAGAAACAAAGATCTAAATTACAGATAGCATAATGGCTGTAAAGAAAAAGAACGTCAGTCTCAAGATGGGAAAGCACAAGTCCCGTACTGGTGGACTGACAGCAGCCGGTAGAAGGAAGTACAACGCAGCTACCGGCTCTAACCTTAAGGCACCTCAGCCTCAAGGTGGTCCACGCAAACGCTCATTTTGTGCACGCATGAAAGGAGTCAAAGGACCAATGAAAAAACCAAACGGCAAGCCTACACGTAAGGCTCTTGCCCTACGTAAATGGAAGTGCTAACATGGCAAAGAGAGGACTCTACGCAAACATCAATCGTAGAAAAAAGCTAGGCATCAGCCGTAGCAAAAAGAAATCTACTATCACACCAAAAGCCTATGCTAATATGAAAGCAGGCTTTCCAAAGAAAAAGAAAAAATGATTACCACAGAATACGGTAAGAAAAACATCTACCCAAACGAACCACCCATACAATTATTACCACAACAAAAACTAATGTCACCAGAAGCAGAAAGATTT